TGCGCAGGGCTCTCTCGTCTTCACTTCGGGCGCCAATTCCAACGTCCGCGTGACGATCAAGAGCGTCGTTGCCGGAGCGTCCTACAATCTGATGTACCCACTGCCCTTCGCGCCGGCCACCGGCGATGCCTTCAATGTCGCGTTCGGTTGCGATCATACCCAATCGACCTGTGTCGCCAAGTTCAACAATCTCGCCAACTTCCGCGGCTTCCCCTACGTGCCACCGCCGCAGTTGGCTTACTAAACGTGGATCGTCACGAGGCGCTGGCGCTCCGATGCAAGACCCAACTCGATACGAAATGAAGGCGAGCATGGAACGCATCGCCGCCAGGCAGCAGCGCGCAGCGGTGGTCACTGAGGCGCGCACGTGGCTCCGAACACCCTACCATCATGCCGCCGACGTCAAGGGTCATGGCGTCGACTGTGCCATGCTTCTGGTCCGCGTCTATTGCGATCTCGGGCTGGTCGAGAAATTCGATCCTCGCCCCTACACCAAAGACTGGTTCCTGCATCGTGACGAGGAGCGCTATCTCGGCTTCCTGCTGGCGCGCTCGCACGAGGTACGGACGCCACTGGAAGGCGATATTGTTCTCTTTCGGGTTGGCCGCTGCTTCGCTCATGCCGGGATTGTATCGCGCGTTGCTCCGCTTGCGATCATCCACGCCTTCTCTGCCTCCCACTGCGTGGTCGAGGACATCATCCAGAATAGCGCCGAGCTCTCGGCGTGCATGAAGAAGGCGAAGTTCGCCAGTATTTGGGGTGAGGAATGCTGACCCATCGAGAAACCCAGACAAAGACCGTCGAGCAGATCGCCGAGGAGGCGCGGAGGCTCTCCCTGGCCAAGGCTCCAAGGCTGACCAGGAAGACGAAGGGCGCGACGCGCAAATAGCATGTCCTTCCTTCGCCGCAACAACAACGCGAAACCAGATTACACCGCGCTCCAGGTCCAGACGTCGACTTCGACGCTGCCGATCCCGATCGTGTGGGGTCAGAACAAGCTCGCGCCGAACCTGATTTGGTATGCAAACTTCAAGGCGGTCCCAGGCGGTTCTGGAAAGGGCGTCGGCGGCAAGGGCGGCGCCTTTGGCGCGGGCGCTGCCGCATCGGCCGATTACACCTATACTGCTGACTTGATCATGGCGCTGTGCGAGGGGCCGCTCACGCCTTTGGGGGAGATCGGAACCGGCATCGGGCTCATCTGGAAAGACCTATCAGTCTACGTCCAGTTGGAATTGGGGCTAGGCTCGTTTCCGGGCTCGACGCCGCAGGAGGTCTGGCCCTATCTCGCGGCGACCCATCCTTACAACGCGCTCGCCTATCAGGGCACGGCTTACCTCTGGGGCGGCGGGTACAATCTCGGTGACAGCGCCGCGATCGGCAATCACAATGTCGAGGTCTATGGGCCGCTCGCCACGACCGGCGTCAACGGGATCGATGCCGATCCCGCGCTGGTCATCCAGGACTTCTTGACCAACGCGCAATATGGCTGCGGCTTCGATCCGGCATCGATCGATGCGGGCTCGCTGTTCACGAACCCGGATTCTTTCCAGGCCTATTGCCGTGCCATGGGCTATGCGTTCTCGCCCGCTCTGGTCAGCCAGGAACAGGCATCAAGCATCCTGACACGATGGCTGCAGATCTTCTCGACGGCCGCGGTGTGGAGCGGAGGCCTGCTCAAATTCATCCCCTATGGAGACACGGCGATTTCCGCGGGGCAGGTGCAGACTTACAGCACGGAATTATCGATCCCGGTTCCGATCCCTGTGTCGTCCGGCGGCTCGCTTCCGGCGCTGGTGACCGTCGCGCCGGCGGCACAGTTCGTTTCGGATGGTGGCGTCGTTTATGCCTTCGTCAACATCCCGCTGACATTCATCGGGGCCGCGGAGCCCACCGTCGCGGGTGAATACGGGATGTTCCCGAATGGCACTTACGTCTTCGGGCAGGCGGATCAGGGTAAGCCGGTCGTCATCACGTACACCGCTGGATCTGCGGGCAGCTTCACGCCGAACCTGACTCCGGCATATGCGCTCAGCGATACAGACTTTGTCGACGAGAAAGGCAACAAGGATCCGGTCCAGGTCGAGCGGGTCGACGTCTTCTCGCTGCCGACGATCCAGCGCGTCGAGGTTTTGTCACGCGGCAACCAATATGCGGCGACGCCGGTTGAGGCGCGCGACCAAAGCCAAATCGAGATCTTTGGACCGCGCGTGGGCTCTACCATTCAAGCGCACGAGATCTGCGACGAGTTCGTAATGGGGCCGGCGATCGCACAGACGATTTTGCAGCGCGCGCTCTATGTCCGGACCAAGTTCACGTTCAAGCTGTCCTGGGAATATTGCCTGCTCGACCCCATGGACATCGTCACGATCACGGATGCGAACCTGGGGCTGTCGAACTATCCGGTTCGCATCATCGAGATCGAGGAGGACGACAAGGGCCTACTCGCATTCACCTGCGAAGAATTGGTGACGGGCGTCTCGAATCCGGCCTTCAATCCGAATGCTTCTTCGGGCGGCTTCCAGCCGAATTGGGGCGTCCCGGCCGTTCCGATCAACCCGCCGCTGATCTACGAGCCGCCACCGTCCGGAACGGGCGGTGTCGCGCAGATATGGGTCGGCGCGTCGGGGATCAATGGCGGTGGCGGCAGCCAATGGGGCGGCGCCAACGTCTACATCTCGACGGACAACGTCACCTATTCTCAAATCGCGGTCATCACGGCGCCGATGCGACAAGGGCTCCTGACCGCGAGCCTACCCCCCGCGGCGGGATGGGATTCAGTCGATACGCTCGCGGTCGACCTCGGGGAGAGCACTCAAGCCGGCAGCAGCGCGCTGACCGGCACCAGTCAAGCGGCCGCGCAGGCTGGCGCGACGCTATCGCTAATCGACCGCGAACTCCTCGCGTATGAAGTCGCAACGCTGACCAGCGGAACGGCCTACAACCTCACCGGGCTGGCGCGCGCGCTGAGCGGTTCGGTAGCGGCGGGGCATTCTTCCGGCGCTCAGTTCTTCCGCCTCGACGGCGCGATCGCCAAATATAACGTTCCTGCCAATTTCATCGGCTCGACGATCTATTTCAAATTCCAGTCGTTCAATGTCTTCGGGGGCGGCCTCGAGGATCTGTCGAACGTCGCGTTCTACGGCTTCACGCCACAATACGCTTCGACGGTCGTCACGACGACGACACCGAACACGCCACCCGCACCGCCGGCGCATCCGATCACGACGCAGCTAGAGAGCGGGTTTCCGCTGGATCTTGGGATGGTGGAGGGTGCCGCGACCGTGGCTGATGATTTCGGCCATGTGGCATCTGACCCTGTCGCCGACATCATCGATCTCGGCCAGGTCATGGTCACCGTAATTCATCCGATCGCCGTTCAACTTTTGAGCGGCACGTCGCTCAATCTCGGCGTGACGACCGGCGCCGTAACAGTATCTGACGACTTTGGCTCCACCAATGACGCCGTCATGGACGTCATCAATCTAGGGACGGTTCCTTGAGCGAGCAACTTCAACTTCGGCGCGGCACGGGGTCTCAAGTCGCATCCTTCACGGGCGCGCAGGGCGAGGTCGTGTTCGACACGACCAACAATCGAATTGTCGCCAACGACGGAGTCACGGTAGGCGGCAACCCTGCCGCAAAACTCGCCGAGGTCATCACCAACACGCGCACGGCCGTCAGCGACGCCTCCTATACCGTGCTAGCTACGGACCGGACAGTCGCCTACACTGCGCTCACCGCTGCGCGCGCGGTGGCCCTGCCGGCCTCGAGCGTCTACTCGACCGGAACGCGCCTTCTGATCGTCGACGAGACGGGCAATTGCAGCGTTACGAAGACAATCACCGTCAACGCGGCGGGTACGGACACAATCGACGGTGCACCGTCCGCCGTCGTCAATCAGGCCTTTGGCTTCATTGGTCTCGATAGCAGCGGTGCCGGCCACTGGACCATAATTGATCAAGGCTTCATGCCTGTGACCCTTAATCTTGCGGCCGCCGCGCACGGAGCCAATGTCCAGATGCAGATCATCGAGCAGACGGTCACCCTCTCGGGTGCCTCCACTAACGCTTCGGTACCGATCCCGGCCAACTGCATCGTCCTGGCGGTCGGCGCTCGTGTCCTAACGACAATTTCTGGCGCAGCATCGTATGAGATCGGCGTCTCGGCCAACCTGTCGCAGTTCGGTTCGCTGCTCTCGATCTCGGCCGGGTCATCAAATTTCGGCCTGATCGGTCCGACTGCCTTCTACACGAACACGACGATCATCATCACCGCGGCTGGCGGTTCGTTCACTGGCGGCCAGGTCAGGTTGTCGATTTCCGTCCTTCTCGCGAATCCTTCCGCCGCATAGTGGCTTTCTCTTTCCAATAGGGTCGGAAATGAAGCGCATCCTTCTGGGCGCCGCGGGAGCGGCTGGCCTGTTGTTTGGCGTGCCTGCGGGCGCGCAAACCTACCAGGACTCCGGCGGAACTTACGTCCGCGGCGTGGTGCCAATCCAACCCGGGGTTGGGCCACTGTTTACGGCGTCGAACCCGGGCAAGATTTCTGGCTCGTTCTCAGCTTCGCTTAGCGGCTTCCAGCCGACACCCGCCTATTCGCAGCTCTCGGTCGGAGCGACATCGTCGCGGGCGTCGCTTCCGAGCGGATCGGTTGTCATCGTCTACAACACGGGCGCGAACGCGGCCTTCGTGACGCTTGGCGGCTCGACCGCCACCGCGACAGTGAGCAACGACGTCATCCCGGCAGGCGGCTGGATGGCGTTCACCGTTGGACCGAGCACATTTCTTGCCGCAATTGAGACAGCGGGAACGACCTCCCTGAACATATCCGGCGGCTCAGGCTTGCCGACCGGCGCGGGCGGAGGTGGGGGAGGAGGCGGCGGTGGTGGCTCAAACGCTTCGGTTGGAGCGATCGGGTCGCCGGCGCCGGGCTCGGCGACTTACAATGGGGTGCT